GTCAGCAGCAGCGTACAAAGGCTGAGACGCGGCCCTGCGGGCGTTAATCGCGGCCTGAAGATCAGGCGTAACACCTCTAATGGTCGATTGGCGCGCGCTTTCTTGCGCCGCTTCAATTGTCGCCCGCGTATCAATAGCGGCCTGTGCTCCTTTAGGCGCGCTCTTTTTAATTGCTTTTTCCAGCGTTGCTTGCGCGGCGGGCGAGATGACGCCGTATCTAGCCAAAGCCTGTTGAGCAGTTAAATCTAAACCTTCAGCTTGGGCTTGCTGCATCGCTGCTCTTGCGGCGTCAATTTGCTCGGGCGAACCAAGAGATTTGCGGGCTATTTGCGCTGCCAGTTGGTTAGGCGCTTGCCGCATGTCAGCTATCTTGCCGGCGCCTTTCGCCAGCAAGTTTACTGCGCCCGGCGCAACCGCAGCCAAACCCGCACCAGTCAATGCTCCCGATTCAGCTTCAGCCGGATTGATTAGCGCAGCGGTAGCGCCGCCAGTGACGGCGCCGCCCGCAACCCGAGTGCCAAGATCAGCCGCGCGAGCCGCGCCGCCTTGCACAGTACGGCCCGTAGAGAACCCGCCGGTGCGAATGGCTTGCGACAGTCCGGGCGCTAAACGAGCCACGGGGGCCGCCAACGCCGCGCCTGCGGGCGCAGTTGCCAGCACTTCAGCGCCCAGCTCACCCGCGCCGGTAGCCAGAGGAAACTCTTGCTTGAACGGCGCTACGCGAGCTTGCGATTCTGCCCGGCGACGGGCGGCGTCAGCCGCCAATGCGGCGCCCACATCAGTAGCGCCAATTGCCTGCAACCCTTTACCAAGCAGTTCTTGGCCGCCAAACATGACGTTACCGCCGCCGCTAACAATGCCTTCCGCAGCAGCTTGAATAGGCGCGCCAATCGTCCCTAAAAAGCCTCGCTGTTGGCGTGGACCAGGGATGCCGCTAGGCGTAGTTGGTGCAGGCACTGCAAATAGTTTTTGCGCTTGCGCGATAACCTCGTCGTCACTAGCCCCGGCAGGGCCTTTGATTTCACGAATGTTACCCTGCGGGTCACGGACTTTGTAGATTTGATCAGCCATGATTACCTCACAACAGACCAATTGCCGGTTGCCCCACTAGCAGGTGCCGCTTGACCGCCGGCTCCAGGCTGCATCAAAGATTGCACCGCCGCGTCCATCTCTGGAGTCCAAGCCCTGCCTGCGCGAACTTTTGCGTTCTGAATAAGCCCTAGCATACGTTTTCTTTTTGCCTCTACAGCGTCGGGTTTATCCGTAAATGCAGGCATGTACGCGGCCATCTGACCGTCAAGCTGTTCTCTGTTGTACGCAGCGCCGGTAGCCAAATACAACATCGCGTCAAGCGCGTCGCGTTGCGCGCCGTACACAATCTGACGCTGCGCGCTGCGCGCTACGTTGGCCGTGCCTGACAACCCAACAGACGACGCTGCTGCCTCCCCCACGCCCGGTTTGAGCGCGCTAGGGCTACCTTGAATTGCAGCATTAATCTCTTTCGCGGCGTCCAAAATGCGCCCGAGGTTATAGCTGGCTTGTTGCTCGGACACAGCAAGTTCTTTACCTCTACCTTTGAGCGGTGTGCCGGGAGCAATAGCAGCCCCAGCCGCCGGTGCAGCCCCAGCCCCAGCCGCCGGTGCAGCCCCAGCCCCAGCCGCCGGTGCAGCCCCAGCCCCAGCCGCCGGTGCGGCGCCACCCAAAGTAACGGGGAACGCTTGCAACGTTCGCTTGTTGACGCCAACAACTGTTCCGTCTGCTTGTTCTTTTAGCTCAAAGCCAGGGTTAGCGCGCTCCCATGCGAATTTTTGCTGGTCAAATGCAAGGCGCTGCGCTGCAACAGTGCTGCCCCGTGCAGGCGCCCCAAGTTCGCCCATTGTGACAGGCGTAGCAACACCAGTGCGGTTATTGATCGCAACGTACCTACCGTCGTCAAGCTGCTGTATGGTTTTACCGGGATTGGCCTGCTCCCATGCAAACTTCTGCCTTTGAAACTCTAGCGTCTGCGCGGCGACAGTGCTGCCCCTTGCAGGCGCGCCAAGTTCGCCCATCGTAACGGGCGTAGCAACACCAGTGCGATTGTTAATCGCAACGATCCTACCGTCGTCAAGCTGCTGTATGGTCTTGCCGGGGTTAGCTTGCTCCCAAGCAAATTTTTCGCGCTCAAACGCCATACGCTGCGCTGCGTTTTCTCGCTCAAATGCCAAACGTTGCGCCGCAACAGTACTACCCCGCACAGCAGGCGCGCTTGGCGCAGCAGCGCCTGCCGCAAGAGCATTCGCATCCGCTGCGCCGGGCGCCAGAGCATTTGTGCCCTGTGCAGCCGCCGCAGGGGCGCCCGCCGGCGCGCTAGGCGCGCCCATCGTAACTGGTCTGGCAACTCCGGTGCGGTTGTTGATTGCGACAATGGTGCCGTCTTCAAGTTGCTGGATAGTGTTGCCGGGGTTGGCTTGCTCCCAAGCAGATTTTTGACGCTCAAACGCAAGTCGTTCTTGCGACACGGCAAGCTGCCCTTGAGCGGTTATGTCGCCAATCGTAGGTGTTTTTGTTATTTCAGGCATGCCTGCGATGGGCAAGCCATAGCCCGGCAAATTAGGATTGTTTTGAATGTTGACAAATCGACCGCCCGCTTCTTGTCGCGCAATGTTCGGCTGCATCATGGCAACCTTGTCTTTGGCGTCCAAAAACTGAGCAATTTTTTGCATCCGCCATTGTCTGTATTCCTCTGGCGGCATGTTTTGAAGCTGATTGATCTGCTGCGACGCCGAAGTCATGTCAATCTCGCCGTTTCGCACCGCTCTGGTAAGCTGTTCAATAGCCAGTTGAGGCGTGTCTGCCGAGCCTGCGTTTTCCCATGCCTGCCTAAATTTTTTCTGCTGGAGCCCGAATTCACTGGCAGCAGTCTCTGCCCTAGTTTTTGCTAGCGTTGCGGCGGCTGCTTGGCGTTCAGCTTCTGTTTTAAAAAATCCCGGAAGAATGGACCCTTGTCCTTTTTGCGCCGCTTCAGCCGCAAAACCCGCCGCGTCAATAGTTCCCGTTTCCGGGTTAAAGTGACGCGCGTACAGTTCATTTTGAATGGTGGCAGATCGTTCGGCGCGTTTTGCGGCCTCTAGCTGATAGTTTGCCAGCTCTGCTTGGCGCTGGCCGCCCATGATGCTTTGAATCTGCGCGTACTCGGCCAAGGCGTTGCGCGGCTGGTACTCGACCGTGGGTCGGTACGACATCGCGATGTTGGGATTGACAAGTGCCATGATTAGTCCTTACCGATAGACCATGTACGAAGGCGTGTTGGCAAAGCCCTCTTCGGACGTGTATCCCATACCACCTCCGTAACCACGCGCAAGAGCCTGCTGCAACAGCGAGTTGCGCGCCTGCTCTCCGCTATAGTTCATGTATTGGTTTAGCCCACCGCCTATTGCGCCAGCCATTCCCATGTAGCCCGAGGCACGAGCCTGAGCGCCTGCGCCCAGCGCCTCACCGGCCCCCGAGGCGTACGCTTGTCCCGCTGCGCCTAGCGCGTTGGTCGAGGTCTGACCGACGCCGGCCAGCGATTGCAGCGGGTTGAGCCGCGCGCTGCGCTCGGCCTGGTAGCGATTAAAGGCGTTCTGGTACTCTTGCGAGCCCATCTCCTGCCCGAACCGCGTCAGCGCCTTGCCCGTAGCGCCGCCCATCAGCCCGCCCCGCGCCGCAGCGGATCGCTCCAGTGCCTTCTGGCCCTCCGACAGCCTGAATGCGTAGCCAGGATCGGCCTGAAATGCATTCATGCTAAACGGCGTGTAGTCAGCCGCCGCCTCCAGCTTGCCCAACGCCCGGACGCCTGCCTCGCGGAACGGGGCTTGCAGCTCTACCTGTCGCTCAAACTGCTGCCGTTGCAGTTCAGCAGCGCGGTCAGCAGCGGCGGCTTGTGTGCTGGCGGCGCTGCTCGACGCCCTGCTGCCAAGCAAAGAACTGCCAATAATCGCGGCGGGGATCATCCATGCGGCCATGTCAGGCTCCTTAAGTCACTTCGCGTCCACTGACGCGCATGTTGATGGCGCTGGCAGTTCCAGCAATTGTACTGATGAAGTCGCCGATGCCAAGCACTTGGCCCACCAGTTCGGGGAAGGTGTACACCTCGGACGCCTGAAGCGTCTTGGTCTTGGTAATCAAGTTCTGGTTGCCAGCCGAGCCAGCAGCCGTGACGAGGTTGACGCTGATCGTCGCAGCGCTGGCGCTGTAGTTCGTCGCCGTGAACTTGTCGATGATGGTCGTCACGCCAGTCGCGGTGTACTGAGTGGTTTGGCTGTTCTCGACCGTTTTGGCCGGAACGAGGACTTTGACTGAAACGGTCATAAGTTACTCCAATTGCAGTGCGTTGTTCGAGTCGTATTGCGTCATTATCCAACTTGTTCCGTCAGAAACCAAGGTGGCATTTGCCCCAGCCACGGCCTCAAGAATCGCCGTGGTGGCCGAGCCGCCGGCCAGAGGCACCACGTTACTCGACGCTGACACCAGCGTCTGGGCTTGGTAGTTTTGGAAGTGCAGTACGCGCCCGGTGTTGGTCGAGGGGGTTGGCAGGGTTACGGTGCAGGACGAGCCGGACTTGTTGTTGATCAGCCAAGTCTCACCAGCGGCCACTGAGAAGTTGGCTGTTTTGGTGACTGGAGCGCCGCCTGCGCTGTTGATCACCGACGCCGGGGTGACGTTTGTCCAGATCGTGCCGTTGTACTGGATTAGGTCGTTGGTGGCAAGGGTGCCGAATTGCACGTTCGAGTCGGTGCCACCCAGCACAGAGCCTGTGGAAACCCGGACAAAGACATCGCCCGAACCTGCGGGCGCGGCGTTGACCACGACAGCAATCGTCGCCTTGACGTTGGGTGCAGTCGGCTGGGTCTTGGTCAATCCACCAGCAATTGATGGGTTGTAGTACAGGATGTCCCCATCAACCCACGTTTCGCCCACGGGGCTGCCGGTGGTGTTCCACCCTCGCACATGCCCAAACGAGGTGACAAGGCCAAACCCGTTGGCTGCGATGTTCTCGGCAGCAACCCCCATAAGGTACTGACCATCTGTCAACCCTGTGGCCGGGGCACCTTTGATCACACCGCTGGCGCCCACTGCGCCAGTGAACATGATCAGTTGGCCCTTGGTGATGGTGCTGTCGGCCTTGATGTAGAAATACTGCGACTCGCCGACGCGTTGCAGCACGTTGGCGGTCATCTGGATGCCCAGCGTCGTGCCACCAGCCCACGCTACTGTACCAGTGGTTGTTGGAACAGACTCCGGCGTAGTGTCGAACGCCACCCAAGGCAAATTGTCCTGTTGAAGCGGGGCCATGCTGCCCAACTCAGGCTGGCGCTGGGTCTGCACCTCTTGGCGCAGCGTGTTGATCTGCTGCTGCAACTCGCCAACCTCAGCCGACGGCTGAATGTTGTGCTCTCTCCTTAGCTTGAGGATGTCTTCTGTGTAATCAACCGGCGGCGGCAGGGTCTGCAACTCCTGCCGCACGGCGTCAAGCGCAGCGTCAACAGACGCAATCGTTGACTCGGCGCTGAACGTAACGCCCGAGTCGTCAATGATCGCCGTGGTCGCGTTGTTGAGCGACAGGAAAAACAAGTACCAAGCCCGGCTGATCAGCCCCGTGCGTGGGTCAACCAGCGGCACCCGTGGGGGTGTGAGAATTGGCGTGGTTGGGCTAAGCATTCGTTGGACTCAGAATCAACTCTGCGCCCATGATGCTGATCTTCACGGGGTCGGTGCCCGATAGCTCATAAACGCGGTCACGCAGCTTCAGGGTCATGCCCAAGCGCCGCCAGAACACCCGGCGGTAGTATTCGCCGATCTTGCCGATCTGCGCCCAGTGCTCGTTGGACCAAGTGTGACCACCATCGTCCGACCAGCGCAGCATAACCTCGGGGCTGTAGCCGGGTGCAGCAGGGTAACCAGTGGTTGACAACATCATGGGCGGCACAAACGGCACGGGGTAGGCGGCTGCATCAACCAGCGGCTCAAAACCATCACCTGCCTCGGTAGTCAGCACTTCGCCCGTTTCGGCAGTAATTTCGTTTTGGACGTACTCGGCAATTAAGATGTCGCCGTTTTCAGCCGTTAACTCTTCCGCATCATAGGCAGGGTACAAGTTTAAGCCAACGCCCGACTCAATGTCCAGTTGCAGGCTGTGCTGCGCGGTGCGCTTTAAATTGTTCTGGCCGGTGGGCAGCGCCCGCCACGACCGCAACCACTTTTGAATGCTGCCGTTGTCCGAGTAGTCTTCCAGATCAAAGGCGTAGATGTTGCCGTTCTCGTAATCGCCAACAACGATCTTGTTGTTAAACGCCATCTGGCAGTTGCTGCGATGCCGGGTGAACTCGCCGTTGTTCCAGCCAGCCCGCTCATGCCAGGCTTGGGTGGCAACGTCGTACACCCAGGTCGTGTTGGCCGTGGGGAAGATCAGCACATAAAAGCTGTGACCGTCTTGCTGGTAGGTGTACGCAACTGCGTCCGACAGGTCGCTGTATTGCTGAATCTGCCACTCGACAGCGTGGGTGCTGATGCGCTGGCCGGCGTAGCCGTTAGCCCGGTAGACAATGCCTTGGCCGCGCCGGTCGCGCCCGAGCCAGAACAGGCCGTTGTCCATCTTGGCGATTGAGTAGGGTGCAGCGCAGCCCAATTCGTTGAACGCGCCGGGGATGCGCTGGAGCGGAAAGTCTGTTGCGCCCGTGTCAGACCAGACCTCAATCGAGTTGGTGCCAAAGGCCCACACCTCGCGGAAGTTGGCAACAACGGCCACCAAGCCGTCGGGCGAGCCTTCGGTGCTGGCGAACTCCAGCGGGTCAATCGAGGTGCCGTCAAGCAGCGCCGTAATCCACAGCCTCTGACTGTTTGGCTCGTTGAAGACAAAGTAGCCGTCTAAGTAACTTACGGTCACTGCGCCGGGGAAGTCCGGGTCGGTGATCTGCCCGAATGCGTTGGTCGTGTTGTTGTAGATGTAGCTCGGGCCGTTGGCCGCGATGAAGAGCTGGGTGCCGTTATCGGCCATGCTGACCGGGCCGGTTCCTGCCACGGTGCCCAACAGCGTCGGCGCGTAGCTGTTGTTGATCTTGTACAACTGGGTGCCCGACACCACAAAGCCCGTGCCGTCCTGCGGCGAGAAGGCCCACAGGCCACGGATCGGGCCGGTGCCAATCGAGTTGAGCAGTTGCAGGCCGGGGGCGCGGTTTAGAAACGCCGGCTCCTTGCCGCCCTCGGGCACGATCTCGGGAAACAGGTTGACCATGCGGGCGTCGGCAGCGTTGACGCTGCGGGCCACATAGCTTGAACCTAAGATCGGCGTCTTCATTACGCCACCACCGCACCTCGGAAGCCGACAACCCACCAATCAGTTCCGGCAAACTGAAGGGTTACTGAATCACCCACGGCGTTGAATGTGATTGTGGTGGCACTTCCAAGATTGGTTGGTGTCAAAACGCCAGTGTCGCCGCCAGCCGCCTCTGCGACATAAATAATTGTTTTCAATTGGCCCTGTGCGCCATCAGCAAGAGTCAATGCGTTGCCAGTTGCAGTTGAAGTAAAAGCAGTGACAAGACTTGTGATATTTACCGCACCTGGGCCACTCAATGACTGAACTGCCGCTGATGCCCCTGTACCGCCATTGGCAACTGGCAGAGCGCCTGTCACGCCAGTGGTTAGCGGCAACCCAGTACAGTTTGTCAACGCCCCAGATGTTGGTGTCCCAAGAATTGGAGTCACCAGCGTTGGGGTGTTTGCAAAAACGTTTGCCCCTGTGCCGGTTTCATCTGTGAGGACTGCCGCCAGATTCGCACTTGATGGGGTTGCCAAAAAAGTTGCTACGTTCGCAGCCAAACCAGATACGCCAGTTGCTATCGGCAGGCCCGTGCAATTGGTCAAAATTCCTGAAGTTGGCGTGCCAAGAATCGGAGTCACCATCACCATGCTGGTGCTTGTGCAGGCGCTGATGTTGCCGCTGGTCACTGTACCCAGCACAGGCGTCACCAAAGTCGGACTGGTAAACAACAGCGTCTTGGTAAGTTGCTTAGTGATGCCGCTTTGCACAATGGGCATAACGTCTGCTGCGTTGATGACTGTCGCAACGGGCAGTGCTGAAATGGCGATGGTGGTCATAATGGCTCCTAGAAATTGCCTGCGTAAATGTTGAATCGCTGCCGCGTCGCAATCAGCGAGTACGGCATCGACATTACATCGTCCGGGTTGTTGATGCGCTTGAGGTTGCGCTTGCTGTACATCGCAATGCGCTGCACCTGGGGGCTTGGCTCAACGCCAAATTCCGGCGCGATCTCGCAGGCCAAGTTGTAGGTAAACGCCCGCAGGTAGCCTGGCGGGAACAGAATCTGGGTTGACAGATTGGCCGGCTGCGTCAGCTCTTGGACGCTGATGAAGTGCCACTCCAGCAGCCGCGTCGGGCGCGGATAGATGTAAATGTCAAAGTTCGGGTAGGTGTTGTTGACGAACATCACCTGCGGGTACGTCGAGGTCACGGTCTTGACCGCAATGCCGTCGTACTGCTGCTGGTTGATCAGCTTGATGCCGTATGACACGCCAGTGCCGGGGTCTTTAAAGTAGGTGGCGTCGTCCACCAGAACGGGCCGCACGGCAGTACCGTTCAGGCGTACCAGCGAGCCGCTGGGGCCAAGAGTCTCATTGATTGAGCCGACCGGCCAGTTGACGATTTGGTCGATGGTGGCAAAGACAGACAGGCGCTCGGTGTTCCACGAGTCGATCATCTGATTGAGCGCCATCAGGGAATCCTGAGACATTGAGGCCGATGGCGTTTCGCCCTCGGCTAGGACGCCTAGCAGCCGCAACGCCCGGTTAATCTGTTCGCCTGCGGTGTAGGTCGTCATGCTATTCCTCTTCGTCCTTCTTGCGCCGCCCGCGCCGCACAACCAGTTCTGGCTCCGGCGCAGTTTCCACAATTTCCGGATTGTATCTTGACCAGCCGTTTTGGACATCCAAATCGGCTTCCAAGTCTATCGTAGCGACTTTGGCCCCGTGGATGGGGTGTGTGAGATAAATTACGGGCATTGCTCCTCCGGGGGTGTTGGCTCATCCAGTTTACGAACAAGCAGTTGGTAAGCATTCAAGACCGCTTGAGCCTGAGTCAGGAAGGTTTGCGCCTTCCCAACCTCTTGCTCAAGCGATTGAATTTCCCCGACGAGAAACTCTTTGGTGATTACCATTAGGCAACCGTGCTGACCATGATGTAGTAGGTCGTGCCGCCGCTAACCACCGGGATGGTATGCGTGACGACAGGCGACCCCACCTTGGCACGAAACACGCCAGTTGCGCTGACTGCGGGCATCAAAGCAAAGTTGCCCACTTCGCCAGTACCGCTATTGGTCACGCGCAGGAAGGACGCATTGCTCCAAGTGCCGCCAGAGGCAAAGTCAGAGTCCAGTTGCAAAGCCGCTAAAGTGCCGCCTGGGTTGGTAGACGTGCCACCAATGGTTGCACGGATGGCGTTGGCTGCGCCGCTGATGGTGCCGCCAGTGTTGACGGCTGTGCTGATGTGTGCGCCGTTGATTGTGCCGCCTGTAGCGCCGTTAGCGCCAGTCACGCGGGTCAAGAAACGAGCAGTTTCACCAGAGCCAGTCGAAGTAAAGGTCAGCCGGTTGAAGTTAAGGCGAGTGTCACCCGACGTTGCCGAAGTGGTGGCATACGCGCCATTCAATACGCCTGAGGTATTGATTTCAATTGGCGCATTGGAAGTACCAACTTGGAACGAATCCAGTTGGGGGTCGGCATACGCGACGCCGATAGGCTTGTTATTTGCCATGATCAAAATCCTTTATTGATTCCAAAAGGGGAAAAACGGGGGCCGAAGCCCCCATTAGGTTTACGCAGTGCGGTACAAGGTCCAGGTCGTGTCGCTGGTTTTACGAGCGATAAACGAGGCTGAAGTACCGTCGCTGATGGTCAGCGAGCCAACAATCGTCCAGCCGGTGCCAGTGCCAGCGGCCATCGTGATGTCGCCGGTCGAAGTACCGATGTTGATCACCGCCCAGTCAAAGGTGCTGCCAACTTTAGCACTAGACACCAAGTCGTTAACGCCAACGGTAGCGCCCGACGTGACCACGAGGGGCATCGTGTAGGTCGTGCCGGTAGTACCGGGGTTAGCAACCAGAATGCCGCCGGTTACTTCAGCAGCGGTCAGAGTGACGGCGGTTACGCCAGTCTCAGATGCGGGAACCGGCAAGTAGCCGATGACGGGTTCGTTGAGGTTGCCGTCGCCGACTTGATAGCCGCCTGCGCCATTAGGGAGAGCCATGATAAATTCCTTTCAAAAATGTTACGAATTGAAGCCCCCGAAGGGGCGTCAAAATCAACCCCACATCCGAACGCCCATCTGAGGACGAATGGTGTTGAAGCCGTACAGAACGTCAATACGGCAGGGCATACGATCATTGTTGATGTCGTACTGGCGCACCACACGCAGGCTGATGCCATTGTGAACGGCGCGAGCGGCCATGTCCACACCTTGCGGCAGGAGCAGGTCGGCGGTTGCGAAGGTGATCGCGTCCTTGTGGTAGATCAGGTTCTGAGCGTACTGGCTGGAAGGAGCACCAACGAACACGACAGCCTTGTTGTTGCCTGGCAGAGCGGTCATGGTAGCCAGTGCATGGCTGGCCGAGTACATCGGAGCCACGGTCACGGTTGCAGTGGTGGTGGCGGTCGAGGAGGCCAGAGCCACGAACTGGAACAGCGAGCCGGTGGACTCACGAGTCTGCGGGTTCACAGCGTAGACATCAGCGATGGTGAACACGTCACCAACAGCGATGGTGTCGCCAGAGCCAACAGTCAGGGTCAGCGTAGCAGCGCCTTCAGCAGTCACGGCAGCGGCGGTAACCACGCCAGTAGCAGCGCGGGAGCCGGTGGTGTGCTGCTTGATCGACTGAGACATGTTGATCTCGTCAAAGCCCAACACGCCCATGCCCATCATGCCGTTCTTGAACTGCTTGCTGATGGTGTCGGTGGGGTTGAAAAGACCCTTCATGCCTTCGACCAAACCAGCGTTGGCAGCCGGGTTGACGGTTGCGTAGCGCGGGCTCATCACAGCAGCGTTCTCGTTGAGCTTTTGCTGGGCTTGCAGCAGAACCAGCGAAGTAGCGGGCGTGGTGCCAGGGGTGCCGACGGAGTTACCGATGCTCTTGTAAGCGTTGGCAACGTCAGCGTCGATGCTCGACGCCAACTG